TTATTCAACATCTCCTTTTTCATTCTCTTCATGATCTGACCAAATTCCCAGTGCAATACCAACGGATAATAGATAAGACGCTAATTCATCTAAAAAACTCTTTGCTTCTGGTACCCCAAACTTTGTAAATAAAAATCCAAGCAATGAAAAAACCGCAACCCATGTTTTCCAGTTGCGGAATCGTTTCTTGATATTTTGTTTGCTCATTATTTCCCCCTACTTCCCTGCAAATTTAAAAAGCAATGTAATGGCACCAGCAATAAGTGAGCCAATTACTGTTGTTCCCATCCAAAAAACTAATCTATCTAAACGATCTACACGCAAGTGAGCACTTTTTGCTGATTGCTGCGCTTCTATTGCAAGTTCCCTCACGTTGCCAAGACCATCAATTTTTGTTTCTACTCTTGTTAATCCAATAATTACTTTAGTGAAATCATCATGATTTTCTTGTTCCGGCAATTTTCTCATCCCCTTTACTGCATACCATCACTTAATTGGATATGATAGCGAAAATGATACATAGCGAGTTTGCGATTCTGGAAGATAAGTAGAAACTCTTCCGTCTGCATGAACAATCACATCGGCTTCAACTGGACGATTTGGATCGTTATCTAAATACGCTGTAGCAGAAAAATAAGAATCTTGGCGTGGTGCAATATCTGGTGTTATTCTTGTGAATACTTGTTGGTTTTTAACCAATCTAATCGCACCTGTCATGTGAACCCAGTTTCCATGTCTACGTAGCATTGGAGGTGTATCAGTGTCAGCTACTGCATTTGTAATAATAAGCTCTTCCCAAGGTACATCGTCCTCATAAAAAAGCCCTTCACCATCCATCCAAATGCTACTTTCATAATTACCTTTATTTAAGAAGATAGCACCTGCTTCCTTATCCTCACTGAAGAATCCTGGAATTAAACCGAAACGTCTTCGGACCTCTTTAATTACCTCTTCAACTACTGCTTGATTTACCACATTAGAATTATTAGCCATTATTAAACATCTCCATCGAATTTTTTTGTTTGATTTTTTGATTCTCCTTAATCGACTCTTACTTATCTTTTTCTACATTGTTCTCACCCCCTTTCGAGCAAAATAAAAAGAGAGACGATTGTCCCCCTTTATAACCACATTTAAACATATACTTTAAATACCACCTTTTATTATCAACCCTAAAACTGCCATAACTATTGCACTAATAACAATTCGCAAAATCCATGTTGTATTCATGCTAATTTTTTCTAACTGCCTATTAATTGTAGAAATGTCTTTTTCGTTAATAGTTGTACGAGTTTCTAAATTGCGAATATCTCTCATGATTTCTTTTTGTTCCGTTTTTAGGCTGTCAATTTTTTTATATACGTCTTCCATACGCTCACATCCTCCGTTAATCTTAATAAGTCAATCCTTATATATTATGAGACAACCCTATTCATTGTGAATGTAATTCAGATGTTTGCGTATCAAAGCCGTATTTTATCCAAAATAAAAAAGCCTACTTCTGCACACCCTTTTTAAACCGCATTATTTTCATCTAAACCTTTTGATAACTGGGTAACAGTAGTTCTTGCTTCCCAGACATAAATCTGATCTTTGTCTTTATTGTTATAAACAACTTTGAATTTTTGCCCTGCTGTAAAGTACCACTGAAAACTACCTATCATCCTAACCCATTTACTTACATAGCCCGCAATTTCTCCTGCAATTTCATGTTCTTCAATTGTTTTTCCACTTGCATCTAATATGTGGATTTCTAGAATATGTTCAGCATCCGCTGTTTGGGCTAATGCAGACAGGTAAGCATGTACATCATAGATACCACTTTCTTTAATGTGAAATAGACCACCAGAACGATCTACACTTCTATTAAAACCCCAACGAGGAAGATCATTAAACTCCACAATCCACTTTCCGCTATTGTAGCGTTTTTCTTTATGAAACCAAACAGCCACATTAGAAGGAGCTTGAAGTTTATTGTGGATTAAGAGATCAGCTTCAACTTTAACTTTTTTATATTTCGCGTCTTTACTAATAACTAAAGCATCAGTTTCTTCTTCTAAAATTGATTTACCATTCAAAAGCAATCTCTTCTCGTCAAATCCCCATAATGAGAACAATTTTTTCACATCTTCAAACGATGGATGTTCAACCCAACCTAACCAGCCTTTTGCATCATCAATATAATTAGTCCAAAGTTTATTTTGGTAATCTTTCGCAAAAATAAATCCGTAAGTAGGGGAATTTATAAATGAGATACCACGCCACGATTTAGCATTAGGTGTATTTCCTTGCACACTGCCATGACAATAAATTGTGTTTATCCCTAGTCCTCTGGCTACAATTTCATCAAGAATATTTTTTGTAGGATCACTAACCGAGATTAACGCACCACCTACATCTGTTGTGATTTTTGGCACTTGAACATTATTTGCATTAATTAATTTTGTTAACTCTACGATTAGTTTATTTATATCATCAATTTCTTTTCTATATCCTGCTACTTGTTCCAAGGCTTTTTCAAAATCAGAAATATAACTTTCCAGTTTGATATTTCCTTCTTTGACATCTCTTCTTAAAACAATTCGGATATCTGGTGTGCTTGTACGTTCTGAATCTCCCTTTTCTATAACAAAATAAGCCATCCATTCGTTAGAAGTTGAGACCGCTTTAGCAGGTAATATATATTCAATGATTCCATTATTTACATCAATAATTTTGGCATCATCCCGAATAAACTGTTTATTATTTGTTGCTTCATACTTTGCTACATATCCAGTTAAATCAACTACTCTACCATTATCTTTTAGATATACAGTTAGTTTTAAGCCATTTTTATCATTTTGGCGTAAACGAATGGTTTTTGTGAATACTGGATCAGCCAAATCAATTATAATTACTTCATTTCTCATTTCGTTACGCTCCTTTCAATCGCACCTTTTTCAAGGCGTTTAGGTGGTCTTCTCGTGCGTTTTGATCTTCCTCTATGCTTTACATTTCCTTTAGGCTGTTGTGGCTCTATTTTTTCAATTCTAGCATCTGTTTTTGTTACGTATTCTTGAAACCCTTTTGTTAATTGTGAGAGCATACCATATAAACCTACACCTGTTTCTTCCTCTTCATTTGGAATAACTAAACCATAATGTGTTGAAATTGCATCAGTAGTAATTGGTGGTTCTCCTTCTTTTCTATTCATACGCATATCATAAAGTTTTGCCATATCTGTTTTAAGGTTGTATTGTTTAATATCCCAATCCATTACTTTATCTAATGCACTAAATCCAATATCACGAATGTTTGTCTTGTATTTTTTCTTTGATGATACTTTAAAATCAGCGGCTAAAATCCCACCATAAAATGAACCAGTGCCAGACATAACTTGAAGGTATCCATTTGCAGAATTAGAATTTCGTAGCAAAGAATACTGAAGCACTAAGTCTGTATCACCGCTAGAAGCAGTTTTTACCGAAAAGATTCTCTTTCCGTTTTGATGAAACAGAAATCCTTTTCCTGCTGTAAAATGCATATTCTCTTCAGTTGCTTCAAGCATGAGATTCTTTTTACTTTTCGCTGCGAAATCTGTTGCAGCATAAAAATTCATGTATGAATATAATGCATCTATATTTAAAGACTCTTCTGCTTTTATACTCATCTTTCCATTTTGGTCGAAGATAATACTTGCTGGAAAGTACAAATCTGTTTTACTTCCGCTTTCATATCCTCTAGTGATACCAATGCCGCCAACTTTGGGATACCTGTCAGAAAGTTGATATACTGCTACCGCTCCCTGTGAAGCAGTTACATCATTATCTCCACCTAAAAAGAGAGTAGGCTGCATTTCTTTTCTCGAGTTTGTATAATATCCTAAAAACATACGGGTAATGTCTGACTCAAACAAACGTATAAATTGTTTTGATATACTTACGTAATTTTTTGTATCAGACGTTCTTAAAGTAGCACCGTTTATTTCTCCACCTTTTATTAAATTCCCATTCATTGTTCCAGCAGTAATAAAATCAGCAACAATTCGCCCATCCATTGTCATAGCAAGTCCATATGGACCATTGATTCCAGTACTTGAATACCCTAAACCGTTAATATTCCATTGCCAAACCTTTGTAGCTGTCATTTCATCTTTTGTATCCATAATCAAAATTCTGTCTGGATGTATGCGAACATGACCACCAAAACCACTATTAATTAAATTGGTTGCATGTTCTTTTGCTGCATCTAAAATATCATATGGCATATCTTCTAAGTTATTTTGCATCTGATCCAGCTTATTGGCTAAGTTTGTAAAGGATTCTTTAAAATTCCCAATCGTTAAGTCGATATATTTCTTTTCAATTGGATCATATTTATATGCATTTACTTTTGCTTGAATATGAAGGTTATCTTCTTCATGGTTGATAGTAACGATATCCCCCATGTACACCTTCTGTAAAACAGCATAGTCTTTATATTCCTCTGTTTGTGATAGTTCTAGAAATTCAACTTTGTATGTTGCTTTGGGTTGATCTACTCTTTGAATCTCATACATTTCTTTTGCAGCTTTGCGCAATAATTTATATGCTTCTTCCAATGGGACTGCATCTTCATCTTTTGCATGATCTCCAATAGCTGCTTTTATATCTTTAAATTCCACCACTCTAATTTTAGGATGAGGATATTTATTTATAAGTGGACTATCAACATATTTTTCTGGTAAAAGCAAACCATCAAACCCTTGTGGCATAATCCTTGTAACAGGGCTTTTCCAATCAACATTTCCTTCATATCCTAATAAATCTTTTTTGTGTTGAATGACAACTCCTCTATCCATTCCCCGATTCTTTAACATTTTCACATCAAAATTATCTCGTTTTAATTCGCCACCCCAACGATTGATAAAAGAGTTATCTTGATTATTATCTAAAATCACTTCGACTGGATTTTTCCGTACAATACGAGCGCTTGCAATGGTTGGTATATCAGAATAAAAGGTAAACGGATGCTTATATTGACATCCTGCTGATAAACGATTCATTGCACCGTTTCCGTTTGTTGTTTGAATAAATATATCCTCAATTAAGTTTTCAGTTAGATCATAGAAAATGTGATAGCATTGTACTTTTAATTCGCCCATGCTTGGTTTAGGTGTCACAACACGAAATAATTGATTTCCATCAGGTGTTGGTGCTTTAACAATGCTCATACCATCAATTTTTGTTCCGTGAGGAGCAAATAAAGGATAACTAAAAGTAAATACAAATAAACCGTTGAGTTCTTCCTCAACAGTTGCATCATAAATATGGTTATCTAAAACCCCTATTCCATTGTGTGTAAAATCTGTTTCATTTGCTTCATATAGTGTAATCATACATATCGCCACCGTGGTTCAATTAGAATTTTATTTACATTTCCAGACCATGTAATTGTATTTTCTCCAACTTTGAAAACAGGGAAACTCCCTACTGTTTTTATTGGTTTTGTGCCTTCATAAGCAATGAGAAGTTCAGAATCAACTATAACAAAATTGGTTATTCCTTTTATTTGAAAGGAAACGTCATTTATCATAATTCGCACATCATTATTCCCAAAAATCTCAAATTTAGGAGCAGATTCATATGTTCCGATATTCATAAACGTTTCTGATTTCGTTACTACAAATGGAACTGTTTCAACATATTCAAAAGGATCAAGTGTAAATTCCACTTCAAATTCTCCGTACTCTTCAATTTCATTTACAATGTCGCCAATTTCTACATGTTTGATTTTTCGATACACTTCATCATCTGTAAAATAGAGAGTTTTACCATTCGCAAGCCAAACTTTTATATCACGTACTAAAGGTTTTATATTTTCTTCTTCTAGCAAATTAAATTTAATTTTAAAAGGGACATCCTCAAATGCCCCTTTTTTCGTGAGTGAACCGTGCCTTCCGGGTACTTCTATGTGTTCTACTTTTTGTTTTGCAGTAGGAATAACAGGACGATCTACCATGCATAATCCGTAATCACTCGCTAATCCCTTATCAATTCCAATGTCTAGCAAATCAATTCCTCCCTATGCCAATATTCAAGTTACGTCCTTTTTGTGCAAACCAATCATCCGCTTTTTCAAACATACGATCAATGTCACGTTCATTCCGAACAGTATTATAAAAATTAACTTCAATTGGTTGTTGATTACTGCCTTCTCTTGTTGTTGTTCCTACAATATTAGGAAGACCATTTAAAAGTGCATCCCCTAATGCATTGGGTACATCAAATGCAACTATTTGTGCCAATTGTGCAGCTGCATTTTGTATCGTTTCCGCAACATTTCTTGTAAGTAAGTTCAATTGTCCACCAATACCAGCTGCTTTTTCTGAAGAACTTAAAGGTGTAACAGATACTTTATTTCCTTTTTTACTGAATAATTCGGGACCAGCTTCACCGGCAATAAATTGTCCATCCCCTAAAACATGCCCACCTTTTGCAAGCATCGGTACATGTGGAATGGTTGGTGCATCTACACCGGGAATTTTGTTTAATAGATTAGCAGGTGTATTAAATCCATCAATGAATTTATTAATCATACTAATAATACCATTAATGACTGTTCTGATACCGCTTTTGATACCATCCCAAACACCTAATACAGCAGATTTCATTCCATTAAAAGCGCCTTCTACTGCACCAGTAACCCAACGAACGGGTGTCATAATTACTTCTTTTAACCCATTCCAAACACTAGAAGCTGTCGATTTAATACCTTCCCATATACTTGAAAGAGTAGATTTTATGCCTTTCCAAACACTGCTACTTGTACTACTAATTGCATTCCAAACAGTAGATATTGCTGATTTTATGTTGTTGAAAATTGGAGTTACCACAGAAACAATAGAATTCCAAATGCTTGATAAAAAATTTTTTATCGTGTTCCATACCGTGCTTGTAGTAGAACTAATTGTATTCCATACAGAAACAATAAAATCTTTAATACGATTAAAAATAGGCGTGACAAAAGAAACTAGTCCATTCCAACAAGTAGATAAGAAGTTTTTAATCGCTTCCCAAACCGTACTTGTAGTAGAACTAATTGTATTCCATACACCTGTAATAAAAGTTTTAATCCTTTCAAATATTGGCGTTGCAAAGTAAGAAATAGCATTCCAAATCGCTTGTAAATATTGACTAATAAAATTCCATACGGTTTGAATTACAGTAGAAATACCATTCCAAATCAATGAAAAGAAATCTGCAATCCCTTGTAAGACAGGTGTTAAAAAGGCTACAATTCCATTCCAAATTTCCATAAAGAAAGTTGAAATAGCAGTCCAAGTTGTTGTAAAAAATGTAGCAATCCCCTGTAAAACTGTAGTGATAAACAGTACAATGCCATTCCAAATCATTGTGAAGAATTCTGAAATAGCAGTCCAAACTGTTGTTGTAGTTGTACTAATCATATTCCAAGTATTAGTTAATATTAGAAGTAAACCATCCCAAATACCTACTAAAAACTCCTTAATCGTATTCCAAGTATTTATTGTCCATTCTTTAATAGAATCCCAATTTTGAGCGATTGCAACAACTAATCCCACAACAGCCGCTATAATGATTGGGATAATTGCGATCCATCCAAGCATTGCCCCTGCCGTAATTCCAAATGCACCAGCTAACGCACCAGCGAGTGGAGCAAGTGAGGATAGAATGATTAGCAAGGGACCAATGGCGGCAACAATGCCACCAACTATTATGATGATTTTTTGAGCAGTTGGAGATAAATTATTAAATCCATCTGATACGGTTTTTACTGCACTTGAAATAGAAGGCACGATATCTTTTGCTAACGATAATAAAACTTTTCCCAAAGGTTCAAGAGCAGCTGCTAATTCTCGCAACATACTTTTAAATTGTTGCCCAAACGCTTCCTCTTGGAGCTTTTTCATGTTATCCATAGCGCCTTTGGTTTTACCTAATCCACCATTTAATTCATTTAGACCTAAAACTGCATCAGCGCCCATATCTTCGAATTTTGTACCCATAAGAGCAACGCCAATTTGATTCGCTTTTACTTTGTCATCCATGTTTTTTAAATCACCAGTAACAGCTTTAAACACGTCGGCTGCGGTTGCTTTTCCTGCGTTAAAGCTTGCCCAAACATCTTGTGTTTCCTGGGATAACTCACCAAATCCTTCAGCGACGCCCTTAGAACCATCTTGCACACGAATTCCAAATTCTTTTATAAGATCATTAATATAATCAAGATTGTAAGAACCATCACGAGTACCATTTGCTAGAATATTAAACATCTCATCAGCCGTAAAACCTGCTTGTTTAAATAACGGTGCATATTCTGAAAGGTTATCAAACAATTCATCTGAATAGTTCAATCCTTCTTGAGCACCTGCAGCAAGTAAATCAAATGTTTCTTCTGTAGATAATCCGAATTGACTCATTAATTGACCTGCACCACGAGTTGCTTCATTCAGATCAACATCATATGTTTGAGCAAGTGTTAATACATTTTCAGTTGCACCTTGTAATTCTTCATTTGGAACATCACGCATATTTTGAAATACTTTTATTAATGCTGTATCGACTTCTGCCAGATTTTCACCAAATCCATTTTTCCAAGTACTTTCTGCTATCTTTTCAAGATTTTGAGCACCTTCAGATGTTAAACCTAAACTTGCTTGGATTTTTCTTTGTGAAGCATCCATGTCAGAAGCTACTTTCATTGCTCCTGCACCCAAACCTAAAATAGCTGGTGTTGCAGTTGTAGACATAGTTTCCCCAGCACTTCGCATTTTTTCACCCGCAGCATTAATTTTTTCTGATGCTTGGCTTGCAGTGTTTGCTTGTTCTGATAGTGCTGTATTAGCTTGTCGAACTTCATTTTGCAATTGCTGTTCCGCTGCTCTTAGTTGTAATAATTTTGTTTCAAGCTTATTTACTTCAGCAGAATTTTCTCCATACTGTGATTTAGCAGCTTCTAGTTTCTGTGCACAATTTTGTGTTTGTTGAGCAGCATTTTGCTGTGCTTGTTCCAAGTAATGAATCTTTGCCGTTAATTTTTCAGATTCAGTCGCATTATTACCAAGTGCTGCACGTTGCAAATCATATTCAGCACGTAATTTTGCTGATTTATTTGCAAGACTAGTTTCTTCTGCACTTAATTTATTTAATTCTTGTGCAGCAACACTATTTTGTTGTCCTAATCTTTGAAGTGCTGATTCAGTTTCTTTAACTTGATTTGAAAACTTTTGTTCAGCTATTTGAGCATTCGCTAATTGACGTGCAAGTTTTTCAACTTCTACAGAGTTCTCACCATATATAGCTTTTGCTTTACTTAATTGTTGTTCAGTTGCTGCAACCTTTTGTGCTGCCAATTGTTGTTGCTGCTGTAGGTATCCTAACTTTGCAGTTAGTTTTTCTGTTTCTGTACTGCTTAATTTAAGTTGTTCTTGTTGCAAGGTGAATTCTTGACGTAACTTTGTACTTTCATTCTTCATTTCACCCATCGCTTTATTAAATTCTTGATTGAAAACTTTAAATGTTATTTTTGATTCTGGACCATTTGCCATATTCTCACCTGCCTTTCTTTAACGTGGATTGGCTTTCCAACCATCAAAAGCAAGTTTTCCTTCGGCTATTCGCTCCACCGATGCAACAGGAAAGTGCCAAAATGTATCTGGATCAATCCCATAAATTAAAACGTAGAGAACATATTTGTCCTCTACGCATACAATGTTTATTTTCGGTGGCTGAATTTCTTTTTTCCCGTTTTTGTACTTTTGTTTAATCCTTTTGCAAATCCGTTTTGTTGTCCTGTTGTTACACCAGAAATTAATTTTGCATATAATCTCACTGTTTCATCAAAGGAGTAATGGAACCGCTCTAAAAATGCATCAAAATCATAAGGGAAGTTTTTATTTGCACCTACACATCCTAAATAAATGATCTTTTGTAATTCAACTTCGTCAATTCCCTGTAAAGCAGTGCCATCTATGCTATCAAGTTTGTTTGGATCAACGTTCACTAAACCTTTTAATTTAAATAAACTCTGTAAAAGAGACTCTTCAAGTAATCCTAAATCTTTTCCCTTTTTCACTGCATAATTTGTAATGTAACAAGGGACTGTTTGTTGATTTTTAGTTACTCTTTGGAATTGTCCATTTTCTAACTGTACAGTTTCTACTTCGTGTAATTTTACAATTTCTACATTCATCAATTTATAATCCCCCTCTTACGCTGCTACTGCTTTTACTAGTTCTGGTGTGAATTTTGTATGCCATTGATCTTTTACTGTTTGGTCTTCTAACTCATCCACTAATGCTTCATAATAGAATTCATCATTACTATCTTTCATTACAGTAAATTCAAGTTCTGTTTCTGCAACTTCATCAGCACCGTTTTCCACTTTAAATTTGAATCCAGTTGAAGATGCACAGTTAGCAAAGGCAACAAGTTTTTGTAAATCCTCAAATTCATCAACTACATCTGCAGTTAGAATAAATGGTTTGCCTTTAGATTTAGCACCATATGACCATACACCAGGTTTTAAACCATCTGTTTTTATTCCAAAAATCTTTCTAAGAACTGATACACGTAAATGCCCTGAAAGAGTAAGTGTCATTTTTGATGGTCTAGAAATCTTTTTAACTTCTAATCCCTCACACTTTTTAACGATTTCAAGCATTTCCGTTTCACCTTCGATGGTCCCAACACAACCAAACTTTGTTCCTACTTGTTGTTCTCCACCTTCAATAAATTGAATTCCCACATTGGTAAATGTCATTGGATCAAATTCTTCTACAATTGTTTTTGGCATATTATGAACCTCCTAATGTTTGGTGAATAACTTTATCTAACTCCATATTTAAGCGTTCGGATATTTTGGGTGTTGCTTTTTGCAATCCGCTTTCTAATATCTTTTTTGGAGTGTTTTTTGCTGATCTCCCAATACCTAAATCGGGATATTTTAAATAATTAAACCTTGGTGTTGGACGAATCGTAAAACCAAGGTTCATTTTGCTATTTGTTAATGCTTTTTCATTTCTTGCATGTCGTTTATTTCTAACTCTCCCTTTCCATGTAGAGATAGGGATTTGAGGTTGAATAGATTCTACTGCTAAATTAACACCGTCATTATGTAGCACTTTATTTAGTGCTTGCTCTGACTTGTTCGGAATCTGTTTCAGTTTGTTTTCTAATCTCTCAATATCTCCAAACTCTAAACTCCATGAACTAGCAGCCATATTTAACAAGCCTTGTTACATAAATTTCAATTTCATCAATATATTCATCCAATTCGCCTTTTTGAATGGATGTTTTATTAGAATGCTGAAATGAATTTCCTGCAGCTTCAAGTGCAGCAATAATATCTAGCATTCTTTCGTCTAGATCATCACGATTTTCAGAATAATAACGAATTAAAACATTTTGTTTTAATGTGAACTTGCTATCTGTTTTTTCAAAACCACCTGTTTCAAAGATGAAATAATGATAGTCTTTTTCTTCATCTTCACTCACTTGATCTTGATAAACTCCTATCTCAAACTGTTCTTTCAACTTTGAGATTAGCAAACTATTCATTTTTTGCAGTCGTTTCTTCGATTGTTCGTTGCTCATCATATCCACCTACTTCCTGCAAATAAAAATATAAATATCTCTTGTCTGAATCGACTTTGATTACATCATATTGCAAAGCATCTATAACTGCTTTTAACTGGTTTTTATTAACGGAACGAAAAGAAGGTGGAAACAGCGTTTTGACTTTCTTATCTAGCTTTGCATTTAATAATCCACAAGATTGATAATCGCTATCTCGTGCTGATAACTCTCTAAAAGCAAGTTTTCCTTCTTTCAGAAACACGCCTTTTATACGTTTGGCGTTTTCACTACGCTTCGTTCCTGTATGTCCGTATTTTAGAAAACCGTCATTAAATGTTTCATTGTATGGCTTCATGTTTTGCCCTCTCTTTTAATGCGGCATCTATAATTAAACGTTGTAATTCTCCTCGGAAATTCTTTTCAAAATCCTCTAAGGCATTGTTGTATTCATATCTGCAACGCTCAATAAGCATTTGTTTTACTTCATCTTCCTCATCAAATGAAATAGACGTACCACAAAGTTTTTGTAAATACGCCTTTCCACGTTTGATTGTTTTATTTATCTGTTCATCTTCATCATTCCAAGTGATACGCAAACGGCTTTTTACATCTTCAATTAATGTTTCATCTAATGTTTTTTCCATTTTAATCACCACTTGTTACTGATTCTTCTATAATTTTACGAATATCCTCTTTTAAGGTTGCAGAAGAAATATCTATATTATGCTGATTTGCGTAAGCAATTAATTCTGGTTTTAACATGCTACTAAAATCAATTCCCTCCACTCTTAATGTAGAGGATTGATTAGGGTGTAGGTGTTTGACTACCACCAGCTTTTAAGCTTCTAATATCAAATACTAAGAACGATTCATTATCTTTTGGACGACCATTTGCATATTGCTTAGATAAATAAACTGTTTCATCTTCTAAGAATTTATATTCTGTTGATACTTCAATTTTTTGAGTCGAACCAACACCCATAAAGTAATCACTTGCAATCCCTGCAACCATCTTTCCTTTTGGAACAGCTAAAGACTGAATAACTGTAGCTGGAATTGGAAGCACACCAGATACATATGCACCATTTTGTGTTAAGAATGTAGTTGCTGGGAAGATTTTTTCCCAATAATCAAGAGGATTCACAACCATAAGTGCATTATTTACGGCACGTCGTCCACCTTTTGTTAGTGGTGCCATAACTTCTTTTCCTAATGATTCTGGTGATAAACTAGTAAGCACAATTGCTTTTTTATCACTATAAACTCCTGCTGTTACCGCTGCATTAAGATCTTTCGTCATCCCAATTGGTTGGTCTTTCCCTGTTCCATTTACAATTGCTTCTTCTAACGCAATTGCCATTGATTCCGTTAAAATTTCACGAACATAACGATCTAACCAAACTGGGCCCAAATCTAACATTGCGTTACAAACTGGAACATATGCACTTAATTTATATAAGTTTGTTGGGATAGCTTCAAAACCATCATCTAATAATTCTTTAATTTCTTCACAAAGTTTTCCCCACCAAGCAGATTGTACATTTCCTTTTTTCACAATCCATTCTGTTACACCAGTCGTATTTACAAATTCAATATAGTTTAACAATGCGTGATTCGTACGTAAATACTCAAATACACGTTCAAAAACTGTTGCAGGTACTAACTTTTCAACTCCTGCAAAACCTTTATTTGCGATTACTTCGTTATAATATGACTGTTCCTCTTTTGTTAAAACTTGCAGTCCACGGCTTGCCATAACTTGTTGATCTGTTAAATCTTCATTTACTGCTCTACGTGCTTCATTGATAATATTTTCCTGGATAGAATTTGCAAACTCTACCATAGCTGCAGCTGCAGCTTCTTCATTTCCACTATTCATTGCATTTAATAATTTTTCTTTCATTTCGTTTTGTTTCTGTGCTTCACGATCTAAATTTTTAATTGCCATTTTTCATTTCCTCCTATTTTACGCAAAATAAAAAACACTACCTTTTGGAAGTGTTCAATGCCGTTAGTAATGTAAATAAAGCATTTTTAGTATTGTTCGTATTTTCTTGGTTTTCTTCTTTTGTACTAGCTGATAATGATGATTTATATTTGTTTAATATTTTTTCTTTTGTTGTTTCATCATCTTCATCTTCTTCATTATCTTCTTCTGGTATTTCAATCTCATCTACAATTTCATCACAGAAGCCAAATGTTTTACATTCTTCAGCAGTCAACCAAGTTTCTTCTGCTAACAATTCCTCTAATTCGTTTCTTTCTCCTACAAATCGGGAAGTATAGCTTTCTGTTACTGCAGTATCAATTTTATCAAGGCGATCAGCTACTTTTCGTAAACCTTCAGCATTACTAGCTGCATATGTCCACGCTCTATGAATCATCATCATTGTATTCTTCGGCATAATAATTTTATCGGCTGCCATTGCAATAACAGATGCTCCACTTGCTGCCAAACCATCAATGTGAATAACGATTTGGGCAGAATGATTTTTTAATAAATTAGAAATAGCAATTGATTCAAATACATCTCCACCACCACTATTGACGTGAACGTTAATTGTTTTGGCTGTAATATTCTTTAACTGTTCTCGCACTTTACTACTTGAGATACCTTCATACCAAGAATACGCTGAAATAGTTCCATACATATATAAGTCTGCTTCTTCAGTATTAGCGCTATTAAGTACCTCAAATCTATTTTTGATTTTCGGGATTTCCGTTACTGTCATTCTCATCACCTCCCTTTAATGCTGCTGCATTTTCAACTGATTCATAGTTTTTCGTAACATACCGCTTATTTGCCCATTCTTCATTAATTGGTTCACGTCCTAACATCCGTAAAATATCATTAATTGAATTCGCGCCAATTCTAAAGAACACATCACAAGCATTTGCTAGTTGTGTAATATCCACATATTTAATACGGCTTGTATCTACTTTTAAATATGTTCGTTCTAAGTACTCTTCCTTCTTATAAAACTTACGATTTATTTCATCTGCAATAAGTTCTATAAGCGGATTAATACAGAACATAAGGAAATTATCTGTTTGCTTGGAGACATCGACAACATCACCTTTTAACATTCCTTTTGGTACATGAAAAGCCATTGAAACAAAATCAATAATGTCATCAACAAGTGCTTTAATATCTCGACTATCTAATTTGTTTCCTTTGGAAGTGTTACTAAAATTCTCTAATGTATATCCATCTTGTAATTGGAACACAGCACCTGCATTATCTGCTTCAAAAAACGCTTTAAACTGTTCATTGAACATTGCATCCATTTGTTGTTGCATTTCTGGTGTTTGCGCTCTTAAAAATTCACCTTTCACCACAACACGCATCGCATTAGAACGCTTATAAATACTTGTAGCAGAAGTAATTAATTTGCCCCAGCTACTATATAAACCATCAATTACATTCATGATATTTTCATCATTTAATTGAAAATAAAAAACCTCACTCTCTTTAAATACCTTTTCGGTAAAAGTGAAGTTTTTAACAGTAACGCCTTTATATATATTTTCTTTTAATGCAAATTCTTCTTTGCTAAAACTATCTGCAATATATAGTTGATCGTTATGCATAATTACTAAACACTCATTATCATAAATTAAATGTGAGACTAAACTATGCATAAATTGTGAAGCATTTTGGTTTTGGTTGGGCTGCACATTAAATAAATAGTGATTTCCCTTTCGAACTTCTATTCCTTTTTCAAATGTTTGAAATTCACAACGAACAAGCGTATTCGCAATTAAATCTACACAAGTATTAACAGCCAGTTTTTTAAAGAAGTAATCTATGGAAGCTTCATAAAAACAACTTTTTAAATCTGCCCTGCTCCTTTTTCCAAACCAACCACCAATCCAATCAATTAACCCCATTCCCTCACCTGCCTTTCTAGTAAGTTCTTACCTTAAATGCATCAACAGAAAATGGTTTTGCTTCTGTTAATTCACTATCTTGTGTTAAAGCATGAGTAAAAGCAAAGAAACCATCTGTTTTCCGTTTCTCTTTATCAATCTTGCAATACTCTTTGTTGCCATTTCCTTTTTCATCTACATAAACATTCCCTACATACCAACGCATTAACGGATCATCACCAAACACAATTAATTGTTTAATAAACATCTCATCAATTAATGGTGCTAATTTTGCATGTGTAATCGGGCCTCTTCTCACAACTTCTAAAGGAATCCCCGTTTCCTTGAATTTCTCCTCTAAGATGGAAGCACGGAAACTATCACAAGCGACCTTCTTGATATTAAATATTTTTGCTTGTTCTAAATACCAATTTACAACACGATCTGCATCAATGGATTTATCATAAACAATCGTACATAATCCTTTTTCTTTTGCAATTTCAATAATATCGGGGTTGATATCTTGCAATTTTAAAGCCATATGATGAATGAAAGTGTGCTGCATCCAATATCTTTTCCCATCATGTTTAAATAACAAACCAACAGAACAAAAGTCTCGAACATCTGCAAAATCAATACCGCCTACTGCATCAATACCTTTTAGATTCTCTGGAAAAGGTTGATCTGTTGCTAATCTATCTTCATAGATTGCAACCTCTTTTCTAGAATCTTCAACTGGCGAATTCATTCGTTTTGTCATAAATTCAATACGTAATGAACTGTTTTTCTGCATATCGTAGTATTCTTGACGCATTTTTTGTTGTAAAGATGGATTATATCGGTATGATGGATTTGCTTTTTCCCACATTTCTTCATTATCTACTTCTGACGGATCATCTAATTTACAAATGAACGGAAATAATGTGGAATCTGGCAACTCTTTATTCAATACTGCTCTTGCTTCTTCTTTTAAATCATCAAGAACACCACCACGAACATAACCATCTGTAGAAATATAGAAAATACGTGGATCTTTCTTTTTACCAAGACCAGAAGTAAATACCTTTATATTCTTGTAATTGTCATATTCATGTATCTCATCGAAAATAACAATACCAGAACGCTTACCATCTTTTGTTCTAGCATTTGATGTATTATAGTTCATTTTTGATTTTGTACGCTTATGTTGAATCAATGTTTGAGACTTATAAAAATTCTTCTTCATTTTTTTCTTATGTTTTGGATCATCTAAAACATTGTAAACATCTTCGAATGAGGTTTTTGCTTGATCTTCTGATGTTGCAACAATATCAATATCGTAGTTTGGTATTCCATGATGTGATGTCAGCATAAAAAAACTATCGTAACCCATCCAACCATTCTTACCAGCACCACGCCCTAATAAATTAAAAAAGCGATCAAACATCAATCGACCATCATCATAACGAACGCCAAATATAAATGCATTGCAAAACTTCTGCCAAGGGAATAATTGAAAAGGAAAATAAGGTGCTGGAACACTCACTGATTTTTCAATTGCTTCTGCATCTATTACAACGTTTGGTTGATCTAATTTCCATCGTAGAAATTCCATAAGCTGTTTTTGTTCTTTACAAGCTTGAATTTCTCCATTTTCAACCATTCTCATGTAATCATCAATGTAGGGGTGATAATTATACGTCTTCGTCATCATCATCATCCTTATCTACTTCTGTTGCTTTCAATCCTAGTTCTGCTAAAAGTTTAAGCATTTGAGCATTCGTTTTATTTAGTTCACTAATACTTTCATTTTTCTTTTTGCCCCTTTGCTTTCCATTCGACCAATCAACAACAACACCCCTTTCTTCTATATCAAGAATGAGATTGTTTTTAATATCCCAAAGTGCCATATAGTCAGATACTAAATCTACATAATGTGCACCGAATGTTCCGTTTTCCTGCAATTGATTCATCAAATCTTGTTTAATGGTCTCTTTTAGCTGATTAATTTTCGGTTTTAGTTTTGTGTGCACCCTTTTCTTTCTTGGTGCAACCTTTTGTGTTTTGTGTGCACCCTCTCTTTGCCAGTTATATCTTTTTTTCCAGGACTTGACGGTATTCATAGAAACAGAATATTTTTCTGCTATATCCTTATACTTCATACCGCTTAAATAGTCACTGTGAGCGGCTTCTTGAGGTGTCGCATTATTATTCATCCATATTCACCACCTCTTTCCATGCATCGTATTTGAGGCGGTTTTAAACGAATTTAAAAATGATGCACCCTGTATTTTGTGTGCACCCCTCCCCCTCACGTGAGAAAATCAAAAAATATTTTTTCCGACGTCCCCTCCCCGTTGAATGGTTCCCCAGAAAAAAAGCTAAAATTTTTGACTGGGGGGGTTTTAGGAAACTAATTCAAAGTATGTTTCGATAAAATCTAAAATAAAAAAGACTTCTTCACTAGAAATCTTTAGAATATCTATAGTAAATTTTAATTTCTCTTCATCTTGCGATCTTTCTCTTACATCAATAAGTTTAAGTCGTTTGCACTTCCTTGGATTAACACAGTCTCTTATCTGACAGTAACGCCAGTAAGAATACTTTCTAAACTGATTCAACATGTCACGTTCATATGAAGTTCGTTCTTCCTTATCAGTATCAGCATATTGAATCATTAAGTCAGTATCGAATGTCCAACTACCATCCACAATAATCATAGCTACCACCGTTCCTCATTCAAGAACTTAGGTTTTTTCTTCTCAATCTTATCTAACCGATCATGTACTTCATTATGACATCGAATGCATAAACATTGTAAGTTATCCAAGTCTAATGCTAAATGTGGATGCGTCTTTACTTCTTTAAGATGATGCACATTCTCAGCAGGTTTGTATTTACCTTTTGACTTACACATCTGACATTCATAGTTATCTCGCTTTAAAGCTTTAAGCCTTAGCTCTCTCCACTCTTTAGACTTATAGAACTTCATAAGTTTTCCTTCTCTTATGAGTTTAATATAGTCAATCATTCGCACACCATCCTTGCTCGTACACAGATAGGCTTACGATACATAACCTGTGATCTTATTACTTTATGTTTAACGTATCCATATACTGGACGCTCTGGACGTTCCAACTTATACTCCATATACTTTGCTGAAAGTTCTTTAATTTGTTCCCAGTAGCTAGAAACCAACTGAGAGGTTACTTTATATAATTCATACGCTAACTTGTTAAAGGCTTCTCTAAGTGATTCAATATTAATGTTCATTCCTTCACCCCTTAACCTTCTTTATCCTCACCAATGCCATAACCAAAATATACTACTAATAAAGTAACAAGTGTACCTATGAAGTATCCCATAAGACCCCCTAACCAAAACACCCCATCACTTCCTCACAATAAAATAAGACGCTAAACCGATAACGGCAGCGCCTAGGATAATTGATATTGGTTTAATCATTATGCTTAATGTTCTTTCATTCTTGAAGGCATGCTAACTTTTCTAAAAGATCATAATAACTACCATAAGAATCTATAACTCCTTTACATGGTCCCACTGTCAAGGCGCCTTTAGGGTCTTGCTCTTTCCACTTCCTGCTAGCTTCTTCCATAATATATCCAAGTTGATGTGTATTGTTAGCAATAAATCGTTGTATTTCGTCCATCAGTTATCTTCCTTCCTGTTAAAACTATCCACTTTATATAATAAAAAGAGCACCCGTTTCCGCGAGCGCTCCTTTTAAGGGATTATGAGAATCCCATTAACGAGAGTCAAGGCTACTAAAGTTAATGAGGTACAAGTAGTATATGCTTGTCTCATTCAAATGTTCACTAGTTTAATGTATAATTTCTATATAACAAAGAAAAGCACCCGAATGGATGCTATATCACTACTTATTAATTTGTAATTTAAATACGGTAAATGAAGTTTTATTCTTTTCTCAAGAAGCCAATGTTGTTTGCACAACTGCATCTACACAGTATCAAGTTCCTGAGAGAAGAGCAAAAAGCCCTCCTATATTAACGATATCATTCAATCAGTACCATTAAAGCTGGTTACGGATTTTAAATTATGCCGTCAATATGAAGCCGTTTAGAATTTTATAAAAGAATCCTTGTGAGCAATGTTTTCCGCCATTACTCACAATACAAATATAACACGGTAATTCCAAAACAACCGGCACATTTACTGCCAAAAAGCGGTCACGACTCTGCCACTTATTTTAATTTGTCAATAATCCTTATTTCGCTAGACAAGCTCATTGCAACATCCATAAAGAATAAATTGAATTTTCATTTAGGTATTATGCTTGATCTGATTGTAGAACATGTAATGGAGGTGGAATAATCCAACCTTTTTTCTTATTCAGACGAAGCAATATAGCTCCAGCTTGTGCTTTTTTCATATGGAATTGACCAAACATCATTCCTACATCTTCTCGAAGTGATTGTCCCATAGCTTGGCTACATGCTACCAAACCTGCTGCAAGACCTGCAGAAACCGTTGCCGCAATTTCTGCGTCATTTATACGAGCACCAGGTGGAATAGTTTCAATAGATGCAACTGGTCTTTCTGGAGGTGCTGGCGGTAATGCAACACCATTTAATTTTAATAAATTTTTTAATTCTTCAACTTCTGATTGGATATCATTCTCTACAAGGTTTTCTAAAAATTTCTTTAAGTCCTCATCTCCTGTATGGTTAATGAGAACTTGATAACCAGCAATTGCACCTTGTGCTGCTGCAAGATAACTCCAAATCCCGAAGACTTCTCCGTAGTGCATTGGTTCATTTTGTGGATTTCCACTTAAAACACCCATAAAAATATTCCTCCTTAAAGAAATTAAACTCTTAACAAAAATGCTTACTATAGAAAAAATTTTCCCAACCATGTTCCGGGTTAAAGAAAATAAGTTCTTATAACTCATAAGGCACACCTTACCCATATATAGTAATTACACCTTATAGAATGTACTGCTACAAAAAATTTATTCATATAAATATCACATATATTTCAATTAACATAATCCGTTATTATCAGTAATTTTAATAATAGAATTTAAAGATATTCATCATAATTTTAACCCAGATGGATTTATATATTCTTAAACGAATATTGTCTAAAGGAACTGGAGACATTACTAAATATGAAAGGAGGGAAAACCATGAAGAAAAAACTGTCATCTATTTTAGGTGCCCTATTACTAACTAGTATGGTTTTTGGTACAAGCGTCCATGCTGAATACGATGGATATAATACGAATAGAGTTAACAATAATAATATTACAACTCGAGTTAATGACAATAACATGAATAGAGTTAATTATGATACTAGAACTCAAGTTAATGACAATAACATGAATAGAGTTAATTATGATACTAGAACTCGAAATGTGAATACAACAAATGATTTGAATAATAATCGTAAAAATAATAATTGGGCATGGCTTGGTTTATTAGGACTATTAGGTTTATTCGGCCTTAGAAGAAAAGAAAAAGAACCAGAAAGACGTTAATGTAGAACATTGCATTTAACTTAAAAAGATACTTATTCATCAAAAAAATGCAAAATGAATAAACTATGAATCGCCTTTAATAAGGCGATTTTTTATTTTTTTCAAAATCAATAATAATTATATAAAAACGGATACTATTCAATGAATTTCTTAACTGGATGGTAATAGAGCGGTGCGTCCATTTAACGAACAATGCTTCTTTTTTATACCGTCGCTTCACTTACCCATATCTTATATTTTGTGTAACTGTCCCAATCTCTGAATCCCTTGCCACGCTTAACTTTATCAACCCTTTTATTTTGAGTTACACAACACATAAAAAATGGGTAATTATAAAAAAACAAAAAATAAAAAGATATCACTATATCTTAAATTTGGTCATTGCTTTATCCATTGCATCTTGGTTCACGCCTATGTATCTTAATGTTACCTTTTCAGATGAATGATTAAATATCTCCATCAACAAAGCAATATTCTTTGTTTGCATGTACATATGATATCCAAATGTTTTACGTAATGTATGAGTCCCTATTTCCTTTAATCCAAACTCTGCTGCTGTGCTTCTAAGTATTTTATAAGCCATGCTGCGCCCAATCGGTTTATTCTTCCCTTCACGACTTTTAATCAAATACTCCTTATCTTCTCTTTCTTCAATATACCAACGTAATTCCCTCTTTAATGCTGGCGTTAATTGAATCCGTTTCTGCTTACCTGTTTTCTTTTCTCTCATTGAAATATGGCTATCTTTTAGATCTCCTACCTTTAATTTGAGAATATCGCTAATACGTAGCCCTGTATTAATTCCCATTACAAATAGAATATAATTACGCTCACTCTTCTCTTTTAGATATTCTTTGATTTGTTGTATTTGTTCTGGATCTCGAATAGGTTGGACAAAATTCATAGGTCATCCCCTCCATGCTGCTGTTCTACCTCATATACTTCTAATCTAAGAGCAAAAGCTAGTTTATAAAAAGCATTAGATTTATTGCGTCTATATGTACGCTCACTCATGCCAATTTCGTTATAAACCATATAATCAAATACTTCCTCATCTTCTAAATACCGTTTTACAATTATATCTCTCTGATTCTTACTAAAGCGGCTTAATGCTTTATCTATTTGAAACGATAAACGCTGTAATTTCACTTCACGCTCGCTCATTACTACATTTGCTAAAGCGACATCTTCTGCTGGATTTCCTACTACATTTGTTGGGCCATGATATCTCACTTCACAAGAAACTGTGACTTTCATTTCGTTTCTAATCATGCCAAACTGTCTATGAATACGAATGTTTTCAAGAATCTCTTCTACACGAGCTTGTGTTGCTTTACGATCGATTTTCGGTAAGAAAGTTAATTGTGTCATATGTAAAACACTCCTTGTCTATTTTAATGAAACACAAAAAGCAGACACCAAGCCACAGAGCAATATTGCTAATGCTCTTTATGGTTTGATGTCCGCTGGTTCTTCCAGTAGGAATAAATATTTAATTTTTATTTATTATACCATTTTCACACAATTTATCTATTTTTCTATTCAAAGGATTATTTTGTTGAGTTTTCTAACAAACTTCATTTTTTAAATTTTTAGATTCAAATGAACCTCCATACTCATAAAGCATATGCTAATTTAAATACTTCCTAAGAAAGCAGGTAAAGGCTATGCCATCTATTGTTGGAAACCTTGTCGTACAAAATAGCAACGGTTCTTTCAATTTAGGCGATTTTTATAATGTTTCTCCAAAAGAGAATACAAAATCTTACAATGGTTCAGGCGCAACTAATGCCACTGTTTTTGTTAATACCTTTAACGGTGTTAGTGCAACAAACACATTCGATTCTGATATTGGAGACCAAGATCAAGTAGTAACAAACTAAAATTATTAATTCCCCTTTCTCTCCCTTGAATAAAACTCAATATTCCGTCAATAATACAGATAGGCCAACCAGCTAAAACTCATTTAAATCTCTTTCTCCGTCCCCCATTTGGAGATACCTTGGAGCCGAGCGGTTAGCTTTTTCTAGCTGCTCTTTTGTTGTGCAATTGGTTACATTTACCTGATGTTTTTAACGTAATATTACGTTACGATATAAAAGAATAAAATATATTGAGCTGTTATACCATTACCCTAGGAAACTAGGGTTTTTATTTCTACAAAATGGATTTTTTATTTTATTTTTGCACCTTGAGGAGCAACTAGCATACATTATCATGTGTGCCACATTCTATTTTTAGGACCCATCTTACTTTGAGCACTTTTATTTTGTGCTCTTTTTGATTTTTAAAATAGACATTTTCTTTTTTACATATTTTCAAATAGGATGCACACACTATCCATAAGCCGTTCGAACTAGCGGCTTCACTCTTTCCTTCAATGAGTAAGCGATTAGTTAATCTCCCAAACTCATGAGACCCACAGGCAGGCAACAACAAATGTTGTCTGCCAATTCATTAACAAATTTGTATAATTAATACTGATTTTTCACATACTCTTTAAAGAGTTATTGACATTTCCATAATTTCTCTAACGGACTCTTCACCGTTATCCAAGGGCTTTAGTAACAGACAACTGAAAAAAGTTGTCTGTTATTTTTTTGTATAATCTTTTCCCGTTCACACATACTATCCATGAGTCAATTTACCAATACGAGTCATTTTGGTGCTTTTAAAATCTTCCTAAGTTATTTTATCCCTCATGGGACAAGCAATTTCGCTTGTCCTATTTGCAATTAAAGCTTTATCTTTATGTCTCTTTTCCCGATTCTCTACATTTAAATTTATTTTTTTATTTAGTATTAAAAGCAAAAATTTGTACATTATAAAAAATGTTGTTCACTACTATGTGAGTACAAAAGGAGGATTTTAAAATGGACAAACGAACAGAGAAAAAAGTTGAAGCTGTAGCACGTAAAGCTGCTGACTTAGAAGTTTCACAAGAATTAACTAGTCTTAAAAATCAAATTCATCAGTTACAACAGTCTTTATCTCAAGCATCTCAGAGTCAACAACAAGGGCAACAACCACAAGGATTACAACAAGCTAATCAACTGATGCAACAACTTCAACAGTTTAGTCAACAATCCCAACAACAAATGCAACAAGCTGATCAACAATTACAGCAAACTATTCAACAAGCTATTCAAACGTTAAATCAAGGCTTACAATACCTACAAGCTAATCAAACATTAGGCCAAATCAATCAAGCTATTTCTCAAGCTCAGACACAAGTTGACCAAATGAGCAGCCAACAAGGGCAACAAATGNNCAAGGGCAACAAATAGGTGGCCAACAAGGTTTGCAAATGGGCGGCCAACAAGGTTTGCAAATGGGCGGCCAACAAGGGCAACAAATGGGCGGCCAACAACAATTTCAATAAGTGCATTCCTAATAATCCAAGAAGCAGTAAATTTTCCGTATCTTATATAACAGTAAGTAAACTTCAACTTCTTTTTGTTAGTTATTTTTAGTATCAAATAAACAGCAATACAGTTCTTGTAAGAGCACTTTTATATAGTGCTCTTTTCTGATACAAAAGTCTAAATACCAAAATGAATTTTTTATTATTCATCCTTTTCATCCCTGTATAACATTTCAAATCTCGTTTATACCATAGCTGTAACTTTTGGAAATGAGGCATATTCACTCATACGCCCTACTTTTATAGAGGGCTTTTTTATAATTTTGTTAACACTTTCTTGAGATTAGCATATCTTATCTTATACTACTCATTGATTCAAAGAGCACTTTGGCTCAGTGTTCTTTGACACCTATCTTTTGAAAAGCACTGCATACCAGTGCTCTTTTTTGCGTATACATATTGTGATTTCAATTATTTAATTTTCACGCTTACAGCGACACCAACGTATACATATAAAAATAAGTGAAAACCTATTAGGCATTAGAACCCTCTTTCTAGGAGCATCTTAAAAAGATGCCCTTTTTACATATACAAGTCAGATATCAAATAGCATTTTTGCTGATTTTTTGAACCTTTAAATAAGACAAGCATATGATATTGTATGGAGACCCTCTCTCATAAGAACCTATTTTTCTAAGAGCACATTTATATGTGTGCTCTTTTTTATTTGCTACAAAATAACTATTTTATTAAGTTTCTCAATTTACTAAAGTAATGCTCTCGAAAAGGCATTCATATATATATTTATCGAATGCGCTTTGGAATTCTTAGAAAATCAAATACTTTAGGAGTTGATTAACATGGAAAATAAATCACCAAAATTAATAATTCCTCCTGACACGAAAATCCAATTTACATTTTTCTCTCCTTCTGGTGAAGTAATTTTCAAACAATCTCTAGCAAACGAAACTTTAGAGTCCATCATACTTCCTATTCATTGTCCTATCGAATACGAAAGACTTGAAGCTGTAAGAATCCCATTATCTAAAGAATAGCTCTCCATAGAGAGTTACCCAAATCCCCTTAATTGCAGGGGATTTCCCAATAGGAAATAACGCTTTTGTTTAGTTTTTCTTTTTAAACCCATCAATCACTCCGAAGATGAATCCACCTACGGTAATAGCTGCTCATGCGAATCCAATTACAATCGCTATTAGAGGCATTCCACAAAAATAGTGATACCATTTTGTGTAACTCCCCATCTTCCACCACTCATGTAACGGATTTATACCCATCATTTTTGTATCCTCATTTCTTAATAAAATTCAAATTTGATTAAAGTAACTGTGTTTTCCGTTCATCCATACGAGTTACTTTTCCACTTTTATATACAAAGGACTGTTCCCCATGGCCACTTGTTGGTGGCTCTATTGTATGAACTTGTCCATCTTTTACAACATAAATCATATTTTCTGCTAATGAAATTTCAGCCTTCATTTCTGCAATGTTTTCCTTGATAATTGCCACCGAAACCACTCCTATATGTGTTATAATTACTTTGTCGAATAATTATGTCGGGAGCAATCTCGGCTTTTTTTATTTGCCTATAAATATTGCACAACGTTTTCTGGAACAAATGATTGTTCCAAGGATAGATGAAGTCGTATTGATATCGGTTCTTTATTATCCCTTGCCTTCTTACAAAGTTCTTCGGCTTTTTCCCATTCAAATTGTTTATCCTCCGCTCGCTTATAACGCCAAATCCCAATTGTATAGTCCTCAAATAGTTCATATTTTTCACTAGGAGCTGTCGTAGGCTTAAGTTCATCAACCGCCCTTGCTTGTCTTGGTATTTGAACCACCACATCAGCAAAACGTACTTGAGAATTCAACCGATGAATTTGCGCTTTCTTAGGATCAAATGCTACTACTGGTTCAACATCAAATATTGTTAACTGCTTTGGCATTGCTCTTTCCCTCCAATACCTGCAAGCCTGTTTTTAAAATCCCTTCAAGTTGAGTTAATGTTAATTGGTCTAATGTTTTCCCATTTATTTCAGATAACCCTAAACTAAGTAATTTACGAATAATGAGTAATTTTCTCCGTTCAACTTCCTGTCGTAATAACATCACCGTACCTCCTGTTGATTATCGTATCTTCTCTCTAAATTAATGAATTTGCTAAACTCTTTAATAAATGCAAGTTCAACTGTACCAACAGGGCCATTTCTTTGTTTCGCTAAAATAATTTCAGTTATGTTTTTGTTCGTTGTTTCTGCATCGTAATAATCTTCTCGATATAAGAATGCAATCAAATCAGCATCTTGCTCAATTTGTCCGGTTTCACGTAAATCAGACAGCAAAGGACGTTTATCTTGTCTACTTTCAACAGCACGACTTAACTGTGATAAAGCAATTACACATACATCCAGTTCCCTAGCCATCAGTTTCAACTTCCGGCTAATCTCGCCAATCTCTTGCATACGATTTCCTCTATGCTTTGGATCACCAACAATAAGCTGTAAATAATCAATCGCTATTAATACCTTTTTATCTGGATGTTTACGTTTCAGTTTTCTGGTCTTTGCATAAATTTCTTGCATTGTTACATTTGCCTTATCGTATATTTCCAGTGGAAGATTGTTAATCAATCCCATTGCTTGGCTGATGTTTTCCCAGTCTTTGATATTGCAAAGTTTCTTAGGGTTTTTCATTTTGGTTGCATCAACATTGCCGGCACTAGAAATCATTCTCTTGAGCAATTGTTCTTCTCCCATCTCTAGTGAAAAGATTCCAACTGCTGTATCTGAACTTGCTGCATGATAAGCAACGTTTAGTACAAATGCCGTTTTCCCCATTGCTGGACGTGCACCAACAATGATTAAGTCTCCTGTCTGTAATCCAGAGGTCATTCGATTAAAATCGTAATATCCAGTGTTTATACCTGTTAAATCGCCAACATCGATTTGCATCTTCTTATATAGCCCAACAAGCGTCTCTTTTAAATCAAACTCACCTGAATAACCCGTTTCCTCTATCGCATTTAGTTCATCAATTGTATTGCCGATTGCACCAATATCTTTGTCTTTCTGAAGACGCTTATATAAATCACCAGCAACCTCTTGAGCATGCCGCATTTTCCATGCTTCTATCACAAGACCCTCGTGATACGAAAAGTTTTTTGTTGTTGAAACGCCCTCAGCTAAATTAACTAAAAACTGAATATCACCAATTTGATTTATAAAACTAGCTAATTTTTCAACTACAGTCACAAGATCTATAGGGCTTTCAACGTCTTCAAGTTCTCTCATTGCCTTAAATATGGCTTGATGTGTTGGAAGAGAAAATTGATTTGGTTTTAACTGACAATCTTTTATCAAATCCCCTTCCATGATGATGCTGCCTAAAACACTTTGCTCCGCTTCTAAATTACGAATGATGTCGTTACTCATTATTGCATCCATCCATTCTGTTGATTAAGTGCTGCTAGTTCTTCATCAGTAGCGATATTTTGATTCCACTCTTTTTGTTGCTGCAATACTTGTTTAGTAGATTCAGACATAGCAACAGGTTGATATGCTTGCTGTTGTTTTACTTGTGTTGTTCGTTTAGCACGAAACTCTTTATCGGCTACTTCAACATCCGTTACTGTTTTAAAGCCTTTAACATGCCAATCTCTCAAAATTGAATTTACATAAGACATATTTCTTGTATTTTTTTCTAGAGCAATTTCCATTGCTTTAACAACTAGCTCTGTATTTAAATCATCTACCCATGCAAGAATTCCTTCTGCGATAAAAGGTGTCATGAATCCAAAGTTTTGTTCGTAAAAAGAAATTGGATTAACTTCAACAACGTCCGTGCGCTCTTGTTGTTGTTTTTCTTTTTCTTTTTCTTTTTCTTTTTCTTTTTCCCCACTTATCGTTAACGTATCGTGGCACGTATCGTGAACAGCAAGAAAATCTTCGAAAATAGCACGGATTTTATCATTTTTAACTTTTGGAGTTACTAAGCTAATAAGACTAATATCTGTTACTCCATCAAGTTCTTTGCGAACACAATCTTCAATTGGTTTACCGCCTCTATTAAGGTTATATTTACCCCAATTGATAATTGCTAGTTCTCGTGTTTCTGGATTGTATTTAACCAATTTATGATGATTTTCAAAACGATCTAAGAGTGCATTAATACTTTCCATGGAGTATCCTAAATCAAAAGCCATTTGTTTCTTTGTAATTTGATATACACCAATTTGTGTAGTACATGGGTTTGTAAGAAGATACAGATTGAATAATTTATCTTCTGGAGTCATCTCCTCAATAACTTTTGCATCCTGCCAAAATGAAACTTGTACTGGTCTATAAACTGCCATGTTATTCATCCTCCCGTTTACATATCGCAAATCCGTCCTCTATACGTAATAAGCGATAATTTTTATAACCTTTTTAAGATATTGCTGTACTAAATAGGCAAGGTGTTGCTCTGACGTTTCCTGCTGAACAATCTTGGGATTTAACAACACTCTATGTAATGTTTTGTCTAGAATCATGCAACACACTCCGTTGTTATACGAATGCTAATTTGATATAATTAATTTAAATATTTTTTCCAAAACCATTTATCTATCACTCTGCCAAGTGATAGATTTTTTATTTTCTACGTGTTACTAAAGAGGCGTTAACTCCTCTTGCTCTTAAATCTTTAATCACTACACGATAACTCTTCGATACCTCATGTTCTTCTTTTGTATCACGAAGCATTTTAAATTCTTTCATACATCGTTCCAGTTCTTCTTCCCAACGATTTGATTCTTCGGCTGATTTTGCATTAAACATGTTATGAATGCATGCAATCATACAGTTATGAAGTTTATTGGCAAATGAAAAATCTCCTGGAAGAACTAGATCATGAAGACAGTCATATTTATGTGTCATGAATTACACCTCCTTTCTATTTGAGTTGATGCTGTACACATCGTTACAACCAGAAAGGGATATCTTTAAAGGGAAGGAGGGATAACAATCCTTTCTGGCCATAACGACAAGCACAGTGGCTTGTCCAAATGATTAAAAAAATGGTATAATTATTTTGTAAAATGTATTGCGAGCTACTGTTGTCTAGGCGGTAGCTTTTTCTTTTGCAGATTTATGTTTTAAAACGAATGATGTTTCGATAATTTTGATTCGGATACCCACTAACTTCTTCTCTTGCTTTAACTCACTGGACTTCTCATCATCACCAAATGTTTTTGCTATTTTTATTTCACCAGTTAACTTTGCATCATAACGAATTAGTTCCTTGTAGTCTCCTAAGCTTGGGTTCTTGTAATCTACTGTCATTTACATTTCCTCCCCTACAGCACTTTTGTTAAAGCCATTAAGCTATCCACCGATTGAATAATAACGTTTTCCGACATAGCCTTTTGCAACCAGCTTTTTTGTATTTGTTCCATAATGCCAAAGTGTACTTGTTCAAGAGCTTGTACCACACATTGAGTAGCTTGGATTGTATCGAAGATTTCTTTTGCATGAACTGCGTATTCATGTTTCTTCTTTTCATCCAACTTCCATGAGCGTGTTGTAATTTGTAAATTCATGATTTCCTTCGCTGCCGCAATCCCCTCTTCAGCTTGCTTGATGTAATTCATAAGTTGTAAATTTACATCGCTTGTTAAACGCGGATCTGTTGGTGGTAATCCTACACCGTAAATATGTTTAATTGCCTGTTTATTTAATGGTGCTCTTGTTGCATCACACCAATCCATTGCCAATTCAAAAGGTACTTTAGAAAAACCAGATTCAATATTTTTTAAACGTTCGTAAGTAATGCCGAGATACTCTGCTAGACCTTTCTTTGTTCGATAATGTGCATTTTCACAACATTCTCTAGCATTACGTAGCAATCCGCCTATAGACGAATTGCAATATATACTTGTTCCCATATTTGTTCGCCTCCGTATTAAGTTGTCAAAGGATTACAATAAAGTTTATAGAATACATAACTTGTCTATTTTTTATGTAAAAAAGAGGAATTAATCCTCGATACTTTCTTTTACTTGCATTTCTTTGATGATGGCCCAACCAGCCTCGTAATATGCTTGAAGGATTTTATCAATTTCCTTTTGTGGTTTAGGTTCAGGAGCCACAACATAAACTTTCGTTTTCCCGAATTCATAAGACGCTGCATATTCTTCTTGTTGGCTCATGATGTCACCTCTTGAAGTGCTTTTTACATTTGTATGCTGTTGATCTGTTGGTACTGCCATTTGAATTGTTGCCATTTAATCACCTCTTTAGAAACGCTTTGTTTCCTTTTTAACCAAAAAAAAGATTATCAATCGTTGTTCTATAGAATTCAGCTATCCTTTTAGCTAATTCTAACGACGGTGTCCTATCACCTCTTTCAATCGCACCTAGCATCTGCGGTGTGATTTTCAGCTTCTTTGCGACTATTATTCTAGATTGACCATTTCTAAGCTTAATCATTTTATTTCTTTTTTTATCCACTATATCACCTCTTTAAGAAACATTTTGTTTCTTTATACCCCTAATATACAGAAACAAAATGTTTCTGTCAATATTTATAGGAAACTTTTTGTTTCCTTTGTGGATTTAGAAACTAAACGTTTCTATAATTAAGAAAAAAGCTTTTACTCTTATTTAGAAAGAAGGGAAAATTATGCTTGGAAAAAAGATTGCAGAACTTAGGAAAAAACAAAAACTAAGTCAATATGATCTTGCTGAAAGGCTGGGCTTTTCAAGAGGAAAATTGGCTAATTATGAGCAAGGACAGCGCGAACCTGATTACGATACTTTAAAAAAAATTGCCGATTTCTTTGAAGTGTCAACTGATTACTTATTAGGTAGAACTGAAAAAAAAGAAGTATTATCTAACATAGCACCTAACTTATCAAAGAAAGAAGAACACGATATCGCAAAAGACTTAGAAAAAACATTAGAACAATTAAAAAATAGTGAAGAAGCCTTAATGTTTGACGGTGAACCAATCGACGAACATACAAAAGAAATGATTCGCATATCGCTTGAAAACTCCATGCGTATGGCAAAAGAATTGGCAAAACAAAAATTCACTCCAAACAAATATAAAAAAGATTAATGGAGTGAGCTTAAATGGACATCAAAGAATACGTACTAAACATCACAAAAAAACATCAAACCACAAGCCCATTTGAAATTGCCAGGCAAAAAAATATTACTGTGTTGTATGCTGACTTAGGAAATACACTTGGTTTTTACAACACCTATAAGCGCATTAAGTTTATTCATATTAATAATCAAATTGACGAAACACTTCAACGTTTTGTTTGCGCTCATGAATTAGGACATGCTTTACTTCATCCAAAAGCAAATACTCCCTTTTTACGCAATCAAACATTTTTTTCAGTAGATCGTTTTGAAATTGAAGCAAATACATTTGCTGTGGAATTATTACTGTCTGATGAAATGATTTCTGAATATGAAAATACTAACCTTTCAATTCAAGAGGTAGCTGAAATTTATGGAGTTCCAGGGGGATTTGCTTGCTTAAAGTCTTATGAGCATACAAATTAACATCTTAATGAAATAATAAAAACTAAGCTGTATAAAATCAATTTTAATATTAACAAACATTACAAAGATGCATCTTCTGAGGCAAATGTCACTAATAAAACACCTAAAACACATGATTCAATAATAGTCCAAAAAAATGAAAGAAGGGATTCCAAGTGTGTTCTGAATTTGAAAGATTACTTAAATATACAACTGCAATCGTTGCACTTGTCGGTGGCTTATTGACTTTAATTTCTTTTATATTTCAACGTTTTATTCAATTAATATCAACTGATGAAATAAGTAAATTATTTTTAGATAAAGCCAAACAAGCAAATTTAAAATTATGGCATTTCCTTATTGGTGTAGTTTATTCTATGTTTGTATTCGTTTTAATCGGATCAACATTTAATTATTTATTTAATAAGGTTGATATCACTAAAGATGAATTTCCTAGAAGTGTACTTATATGGTCAACTGGTTTTTTCCTCATTTCACTACTAATTATCGCCCTCATGCCACTATTAATAAATAAATTAGAAAAATCGAAGATTATAACCATAATGACTTGCAATGGGATATTTGGATTAATAGTCTATTCATTCGCATTTAATAAAATGACATATGTCAAATTCGATCTCACTAACCTTACTCTACTATTATTATTACCTATAATACTGACTACTTTATATTTCTTTATAATTTCTAAAATTAATGCTAATAAGCCAAAGGATGAATATCTTATTAGCTCCGTTAGTGAAGGAAAAATAAAACTTGAAAATTTAAGACATGGATTTGTAATTGATGAAAAAAGAACTGTTTATTTTCCTAAGGACTCTACAGACAAAGATATATTTTATTTATGCGATTTTACCAGTAAAATTTATCTTAAATACCAAAAAATACAAGTAAGCAAAAACGAAGATGAAAACTCATAACCTCAACAACTAATAAAGAGAAAAGAGAAAAGAGAAAAGAGAAATAGAGAAGAATCTATAAAACCATAAAATCAAAGCTCCTAAGTGGAGCTTAATTTTATTTTTAATTATCTTTACTTCTTCTATCTACCTACTTCTCGTATAATAACTAGTAACAAGGAGGTCTAACTATGAAAACAGCAATCTACTTACGTAAATCCCGTGCCGATCTCGAAGCTGAAGCACGTGGCGAAGGAGAAACTTTAGCAAAACATCGCTCTACCCTACTGAAAATAGCTAAGGAGAAGAACTTAAATGTTTTAACTGTCCGTGAAGAAATCGTTTCCGGTGAGAGCTTAGTGAAACGTCCTGAGATGTTAGCACTACTTGAAGAAATTGAAGATAACAAATATGATGTTGTTCTTTGTATGGATATGGATCGTTTAGGTCGTGGGGGTATGAAAGAACAAGGAATCATTTTAGAGACGTTTAAACGCTCGAATACGAAGATTATGACACCAAGAAAGACTTATGATCTTAATGATGAGTGGGACGAAGAATACAGCGAATTTGAGGCGTTTATGGCTCGTAAGGAATTAAAGATTATTACTCGTCGTATGCAACGTGGGCGTATCGCAAGTGTAGAGGCTGGTAATTACCTTGGTACACATGCACCATACGGATATGATATCCATCGCTTAAATAAGCGTGAGCGTACGTTAACGATTAATTTAGAAGAAGCTTCTGTTGTAAGAATGATTTTTGAATGGTATGCCAATGAAGATATGGGTGCGAATGCTATTATGCGGAAATTAAATGAACTTGGCTACAAAAGTAAGTTAGGTAACGATTGGAACCCATACAGTATATTAGACATGTTAAAAAATAATGTTTACATTGGAAAGGTAACATGGCAAAAAAGAAAAGAAGTGAAACGTCCGGATGCAACGAAACGTAGTTGCACTAGACAAGATAAATCAGAATGGATTATTGCGGATGGAAAACATGATCCGATTATCCCAGAAAGCTTATTCGAAAAAGCACAGGATAAATTAAATACGAGGTATCACGTTCCTTATAATACGAATGGATTAAAGAATCCGTTAGCTGGGATTGTCAGATGCGGAAAATGTGGATACAGCATGGTACAACGATATCCCAAAAATCGAAAACATACAATGGATTGTAAACATCGTGGTTGTGAAAATAAATCCAGTTATACAGAACTAATCGAAAAACGTTTACTCGAAGCATTAAAAGAATGGTACATCAATTATAAAGCTGATTTTGAAAAAAATAAGCAAGATGAAAGCACAAAAGAAACACAAATTATTCAAATGAACGAGGCTGCTTTACGAAAACTTGAAAAAGAGTTAGTGGATGTCCAAAAACAAAAAAATAATTTACACGATTTATTAGAGCGTGGTGTTTATACTGTTGATATGTTTTTAGAACGTTCTAATGTTGTTTCCAATCGTATTAATGAGATTACTGAAACGATGGAAAACCTCAGAAAAGAAATTAAAACAGAAATAACAAAGGAAAAAGTGAAGAAAGATACAATTCCTCAAGTCGAGCATGTGTTAGATCTATATTTCAAAACAGATGATCCCAAAAAAAAGAACAGCCTCCTAAAGTCAGTTTTAGAAAAGGCTGTTTATACGAAAGAAAAATGGCAAAGACTCGACGATTTTAAACTTGTGCTTTACCCTAAGCTCCCTCAAGATGACGACAAATAA